CTAACATTTTTACATTCTTGTGTGTAGCAATATCTTGCTTTTTCAATTGTGCAGTCAATACTTGCTCAAAAAATGTAGTTCCGTTATCTCTCGAAGTTTGGATAGTTTGTTCAAATCCATTAGCACCTTTCAACTCATATTTGTACAAAGACAATTGAGAGGCTGGAGTCCATGCTTCAATTACATCAGAATTACCCGAAGTACCGTAAGTAATGTCTTCTGTTGCTAAATCTCCATAGTTAATGAAGTAAATGTTTAAAAGTCCTGAAATTGCATCTTTACAGGCTTCTAATCTTCCGTTTGCTATATCACAGCTCATTTTATTATATTTTTAATGTTAAACAAAAAAGGGAAGGCATTTTACCTCCCCTCGTTTTAAGTTAGTTTATATTAGTTAGCAGAGTTTGTAATACCGTAAGTTACAACGTCAGAAGCAAAACCATACTTAGCATCTGCAGAAAAACGCATAACTACTCTACAATTTTGTGAACCGTCATTTTCTGCCATGTCAATTACTCGTACTTCATTCATATCCGACATTAGCGATGTCGCAAAGAACAAGTTAGAAGTTTGAGAAAGTAAAGCAGTGTTAGCAGCAAGACCGTTAGCCATAAATACAGGAACACCGTCAAAGAATAAATCGCTTAATGATTGGTTGGTTCCTTTGTTATCGTAACCGTTAGCACCTACTCCAGCAGCAGCAAATCCACCCAATGCACGAACGTAAGCTCTGTAAATGTTAGAAGAAACATAGATTTTCAAATCTTCTTTTCCATAAAGAGCAGCAGGACAAGCATCAACTATTTTACCAAGCTCTGTGATTACGTTTGCAGCTGTTACCGTAGTTCCGGCAACCTCTTGAGCAGCAGGTAAAGCAGCATCAGTAGTTAATTGTGTCATGATACCAGCGAACTGACCAGCAGTTGCGTTAACACCTTGCCAAATAGAAGTTTCCATTCCAGCAGCTACTTTTTCAGCAGCGTGTGCGATTAAGAAATCTGCGAAAGACTTAGGTAATACGTCAAATGCAGAGTAACCCATTTGAATCGCATCCCAATCCGATCTAAAATCTGATTTACACAAAGTCAAATTAATTTGAAAGCTCTCGGGTTGTAACACTCTCTCTGTCAATGTGATAGTTGAAGTAGGGTCATAATCACAAGTAGCATTTTTGATGATATCATCAGTAGCTACTCTTTTGATTACTTGTTTGTACTTCACGTTTGGCATGATAGTCATACCGCCTTTTTCTAAGGTTGGAGCAGACAATAAAGCTGCTGCAATGTACTTACCTGAAAACTCTCCAGCGTAAGTAGTTGTGATTGAAGTTGTTGTTGGCATTTTTTTTTATTTAAAAATTAATTGTTACTTATTTAGTCTTTCTAATACTGAATCCATAATAGTGCGTGGTCTTTTAGACGCAATTTTTATAGATTCTACTTTGTTTTCGTTTTCAGGGTTGAAAGAAATTGGTTTAACTTCTGAAAGTTCTACTTCTTTTTCTTCTTTCAATTTGCTTAATTCAGCTTTTAAAGTTTCGTTTTCAGCTTGTAGTTTTTCAATTTCAGAAAAGAATGTTTCTTTAACTACTGATTCGATAGTTTTTTTAGGAGCTGTTTTTTCAGTTTCCATTTCTTCTTTCTTTTCAGTTTCTACTTCTACTTCTGCTTCAGGAGCTTCTACTTCTTCTTCCTCTACTTCTTTCTCTTTCACTTCAGCAATGATTCCTTCTTCTACTACTACCAAAATACGTCCGTCTTCTAATTCGTATTCTCCAACAGGAACAGGTATTTTTTGTTCGTCTTCTGTTACGATAAAGATTTCGTTTCCACCTTCGAATACATCAGCTTCTAAAACTGTTACTCCGTCAGCTAATTTCATTTGCTCAAGGTTTACTTCCATTCCGAGCAAAGTTTTGATTTGGTTTATTAAGCTATTTTTCATTTTTATTTTATTTATGCTACCAATCCCGGTATTTGTTTAAGAATTTTATCCAATTGGTCTACTTTTGTTTTTCGTGTTTTCAAAAGATCATTAATTACTTTTTCATTTTCCACCATTTTTGGAGGCATTTCAAGACCTAAATCAGAAGTTTTTTGTTTTAATTCTTCTATCCCTCTCAAAGCTGTTTGTGCTGTTCCTAATTCTGCTCTTAAAACATCAAACAATGCAATTAAAGGAGTACTCGCTTTATTCCATGCTTTACTTCTCATATCTTTATATGCTAAAGTTGCATCAATTGCATTTTTAATATCTCCAGCTAATGCTAAATTAACTTCGTGTTTTGCTAACTCTACTTTGTCAGCTTTAAACAATTTTTCGTAAATTACTTTTTTTGTATTCATAACTTTATAACTTTTGATTTTTTACTTGTTCCTTTTTTAGCTGTTTTGACGAACGATTGTTCTTACTCCGTTGTTTTCTGTTACATTTACTACATCTGTTCCTGTACCAGCTGTTTTGCCTATTCCTTGAGCTTCTAAACTACCGTCGCAACATTTCTTTTTGTATGTTCCGTCTTTACATAGACATCCTCTTTTGCCACCTCGTGGACTTACTTTACTTTCTGTTCCCATTATTATTTATTTTTAATTTCTTCTAATTTACGTTGAGCCCATTCTATGCCCTCATCACCACCCCAAGCTAACCACATTAATCGACCACAACCATCACCTAATTCTTTTTGTGAGTTTTCTCTGTGTCTTTCAAAACCAGCCATTCGTGCAATAGTTTCTTCGCTTATATTCTCACCGTTCGCTAATTGATTTGCTCGTGCTTTTCCAACAGGAGTACCACAATCACCCCAACCATTTTCTTCAGCCCACCTTAAAGCTATCTTTGCGTTCTCACTTGCTTGTTTAGGATAGTCATTATAAGTTTCTAATTTGTACTGTTCGTCTTTTAGTATCAAATCACGAATAGCATTAATCAATCTTTCTTCTTCGTTTTCTTGTAGGCTCATTTCGTATTTGTCTACAAAGTAACCTTCAATAGAAAATCCTTTTACTTCACCAGCTTTTACTTTATTCCAAATCTCGTCATTGTTTACTTTCATTGAAATCATCCAAGTTCCCTTAGGTAAACTAAAACCGTACTTAACTGACTTATCTAATTTCTCGTCTTCAATGATCCAGCTTTCTACAACTGACATCCCTTCTAACATTTTCTTTTCGTGCTCTAAGGTTGCGTTGTTTTGGTTGGCTCTCATTAAGAAAAGTTCACTTGCTTTACGTACTGTGTCCTCACTGAAATAAATGTAAAACTCTTTGTCTTTATTCTTACGGTAGATTTGTTTGTTAGGAATTAAAGCAGCACCCATTAGAATACGTTTCTCTGTGTCAACTTCTTTTAGTTCTACTTCGTGTTTTTTTAAGGCTACAAAGTTTTCTTCTATCGCTGGACTTTCAACAACTGAAACCGCATTGATTCCACTTGTGATTTGTTTTTCGTCTATTAGTAATTCTATAATCTCAAACTTTTCCATAATTCCTTAACTTATAATGTTGCGTTTTGTACTCGATTTCTATCTAAGGATTGAGCAGAAGTAACTTCACCACTTACCACATACGCTTGTACAGGCTGTTGTTGTAAAGTCGCTAATTGGTTTATTCCACTTGTGCCTATCGTGTTAAACTGTGCAGTCATTCCACCACCACCAGCCGCAGCTCCACCCCCACCTGAAGGAGAAGTGGAAGTAGAGCCTCCGAACTTGGACTGTGATATTTTAGCAATATTAACGGCAGCAAAAGCACCTGCTAAACCAGCTTGAATAATAGGGTAAGCTGGAAACACAGCTGTTATAGGTGATTTTTGAGCAGTTTTATATGCCTCAATAGTCCCCTCAATACCAGCAATAGTTGCACTTGCTAACTTAGCCGCTTTATCAACTTGAAATGCTCTCCTTGCCGCTTTCTCATTTTGACTTCCAAATAAAGTAGTTATTTCAGAAATAAGTTGTAATGAGTCTTTTGCTATTTGAAATTTAGCACTCATTAATTCTTCTTCAATTTCTTTCTTTTTTTCAGCTTCTTCTTTGGCAATTTCAATTTTTTTCATAGAGGCTTCCATTTCTATTTCAACCTCTTTTTGTTTATCGTCAATTAAACCTTGAATAGTAAAATCTCGTGTTTTTAATCTGTCTTCTTTATATTTTTCACGTAATTCTTTTAATTCTTTTTCTAAATTTTGATCTATTAATTTTTCAGCAGCAGCGTACTGTTCTTTATCTACAATTTTATCCTTAGCGTTTGCCTCTAAATCTTCTTTTTCTCGTTTGTATTTTTCTTTAATTATTGCACGTTCTTTTTCTATACCATCTTGCATTAATTCAATTTCCTTATCTCTATTT